CCTTTGTTTTACGTCCGCATTAAAACGTATGGGGGTGATTAAAATTTCCAAACTAAAAATGTGGCCTGCTGATCAAGTAGAACGTCGTCCGATTGCTGATCTTATCCCGGCCGCCAGAAATGCGAGGACGCATAATAATACGCAGATCGCGCAGATTGCGGCAAGCCTGGAAGAGTGGGGCTGGACGAACCCAGTTCTGATAGATGAGATGGACCGTATAATCGCCGGCCATGGGCGCATTCTTGCCGCCCAGGCGCTTGGTTGGCCAGAAGTTCCTGTAATGGTAGCCGTTGGCTGGACGGACGCCCAGAAGCGGGCCTATATCATTGCGGATAATAAGTTGGCACTGAATGCCGACTGGGATGAGGAATTACTGACGACGGAGTTAAACGAACTGCGTAGCCAGGCCTACGATATTGGAGTCATCGGCTTCGATACCGAAGAGCTTGGGGCATTGCTTGATATCTCTGCCAAGATTAGGGAAGAGACTGAACCGCTAAAACCGAAACGGTTCATGCGCGTGCTGGTTTCTGTTCCGGTAGATGTGGCGATATCGGCAAAGGAAGTACTCGATAAGTTGGCGACCGTGCCTGGAATAGAAATCGATTATGGCGCAAACTAAAAAAACCGATAACGATTTTATCCGCGATAAGATGGATCTGCGCGTTGCACATTTGCCGGATGGCGATATAACCGTACTGGATTGTTTTAGCGGCAAGGGTATGATCTGGCGTGGTGTTCAAAAGATAACTGGGCGTAAGATCAGTACGTTGCCGATAGATATAAGAAATGACCTGACGTCGTTTCATCTTGACGGACACAATCAGCAATTTATGATGACGATGGACCTATCGAGATTCAATGTAATCGATCTTGACGCGTATGGCGTGCCACATGAGCAGCTTCAAATTTTGTTTGACCGGAAATATTCCGGCACGGTATTCGTGACATTCATCCAGTCGTTTTATGGAAAAATGCCGCTCGCGATTCTGCGCGGCGTAGGGTTCATCGATGAGATGATAGAAAAATCGCCGACATTGTTCGGTCGGCGAGGCTGGGATTATTTCCGGCAGTGGCTTGCAGCCAATGGGGTGACGCGAATCCATCACCGATCGCACCACCGCAAGCATTACCTATGCTTTATGCTGCACGATACAGCGGTGGAAACTCGCGCACCCGCAGATCAGCCGGCCACTCTTCCGGCTCGGCGCCGGCGCGGTCGTGAAGTTTTAATTGCGGGACCGGTCTAGAGCCGGTCTGTTTCATGAATGGGTAGGCGCCGGCCGCGTGACATTGCAAGATTGTAGAGCGCGCCCATTCGAGATCGAATGTGCGGGTAATGTGGCCGTTCTGCATGCTCTCTCCGCCGATAATGATCCACTGTAAGCCTCGTGCGAGCCATGGAGCCCAGTCCACCGGACCGAGTGCGGGTTCATAACTAACACCATGTACGTGCGCGGGGACGGCAAGCAATTTCGGCATATCACGGTCCGCCTCATCCTGGTTCACAATGGTCGAGATGATCCAGACATTTGGATAGCCGGCGCCCCAATCCGGCGGCAGCATCTTTGGCGTATTGCCGATGCGTTTCGTTACGAGTTGCCATGTGAGCGCCGGAGTCGCGCGGATCAGGCGGAATAGATCGGAGCGCCATTCAGCCGGCGCCTCATTATCGAACACATCTGATAACGAGGAACAAAAGACCAAATGACGCGCGCGCTTGCGCGCTGCATCCGCGTTCCATTTGATTGGATTGCGCCATGTGCTGGCGCTTGTGCGATGACGAGGAACACCTGCGCCCCAGTGCGCCGCGCCGCCCCAGCGGTAACGCGCATCGAGCGCGTGGGCGTAGCATCCGTCGCACCCAGGCCCGACTTTCGTACAGCCGATCCACGCGTTAAAAGTGCTATCTGTCCAAGCGATCCCGGTTTCGATGCCCATAATTGTCCTCTCGTGTGATTATTATAATAATTATAGGCTTTCCGGATAATTTTTCAACATAATCAATAGGTTATTGTATTCATTATCATTTATGGGCGCTAAATCAACACCGACATATTTAAAATTGCTACGTGGTAATCCTGGTAAACGTGCAATCAATAAAAAAGAGCCGAAGCCCGTCGGCAATTTAACAGCAGCGCCTGATTGGATGAGCGCCGGGCAAAAGGCCGGATGGGATTACGCTATCACGCATTCCCCCGCCGGAATGCTCAAGCTTATAGATCGCTCGATTCTCGCTGTGTGGGTGGTTGCTGAGAATACGCACCGGGAAGCAACTGAAAAAATGAATAAATTTGGGCTGCTTGCGAAAACGCCGAATACTGGACAAATCATTCAGTCACCATATCTACCGATTGTGAACAGACAGGCGCAGATCATGATGAAAGCAGCGTGTGAGTTGGGGTTTTCGCCGACCGCCCGCGTGAGACTAATCATTGACCCAACGCCGGAAAAAAACGAATTCGACGATATCTAAATTGTTTCGTCGTCAGGCGTGGCTATATGCCAAAAAAGTCGTTAACGGCGATATCGCGGCATGCCTATATGTGCGGCAAGCCTGCGCGCGTTTCATTGCCGATCATAAGCGCAAAAAATTAATATTGCATGAGGACGCGGAAAAATGGTGCAAATTTCTTGAGCATCTTCCCCACACGAAGGGCAAGTGGGCGTCACAGGCTAAAAAATTAGTTCTCTCCGATTGGCAAATATTTTCCACCGTTAATCTCTACGGATGGAAGTGGAAGAAAACAGGGAAGCGCCGGTTCCGGGAAGGATATATTGAAGTCCCACGCAAAAATGGGAAATCGATGTATATGGCCTGTCTCGGCCTTGGGCATCTGACGATTGATGAAGAATTCGGCGCAGAAATCTACACCGGGGCGACCACGGAGAAGCAAGCCTGGGAAGTATTCAAGCCCGCTAAGTTTATCTGCGAACGGTCGGCCGCAATACGAGAAAAATACGGCATCGAGGTAAACGCCAAGACCCTAAACATTTTAAGCAACGGTTCGCGTTTCGAGCCCGTAATCGGTAAGCCTGGAGACGGCGCTAGCCCTTCTTGTGCAATCGCTGACGAATTCCACGAACACGCCACGTCCGATCTGGTGGATACCTTCACCACCGGCATGGGCGCGCGCGAGCAGCCGATGATGCTCTATATTACGACTGCCGGCGCCGACATGGGCGGGCCGTGTTATGCAAAACGTGACGACATTATAAAGATCCTCAAGGGAACGGTCGAGGATGATTCTATTTTCGGCATTATCTATACGCTGGATGAAGACGACGAGTGGGATACCGTCGAAGCGCAGAAAAAAGCGAACCCAAACTACGGGATTAGCGTTGACGCCGATTTTTTAAAAGGCCAGCTCGCTCAGGCCAGGCGCAGCGCCACAAAGCAATCGTCTTATAAAACCAAGCATTTAAACCTTTGGGTTGGCGCGAAAGCCGCCTGGATGAACATGCTCGCCTTCCAAGCGTGCCGTAAAAAGGCATTGAAGCTGGAAGATTTCAAAGGCAAGCGTTGTTATATCGGTATCGACCTTGCCAGCAAAGTTAACATTGCTTCGATGGCGATACTCTTTCCACCGGAGAACGGCGGAAAGTGGGCGGCATTTTGCAAACATTACATTCCAGAAGACGTGGTAAACGACGGCGGGAACACGCGTTATAAAGCATGGCATGCGGACGGATGGATTGAGGCCACTCCGGGGAATGTCATCGATTATTCATACATCGAAGACGATTTGAAAGAACTGCGATCGCTCTTTGAAATTGTCGAAGTGCCTTACGATCCGTTCCAGGCGACACAATTTTCAATCCGCATGCTGGAGGAAGGATTCCCGATGGTTGAATACGGCGCCACGGTCAAAAATTTCTCGGAGCCGATGAAAGAACTCGAAGCCCTCATTATTAAACGCGAAATGGAATTCAGCATGGATGCCGTATTAATGTGGATGTTCGGCAACGTGGTCGCCAGGATCGACAAGAAAGACAATATTTTCCCGAACAAAGAGCGGGAAGAAAATAACATTGACGGCGTTGTCGCCATTATCATGGCATTGGGCCGATCAATCACTCACGATGGCCCGATAGTCCTCGGCGCCGACTACAAATTGGTGGTGGTGTGAAAAAAATTGTTTATGACATATCGCTACTAATTGGTGTGCTGTTAATTGGCGGAGGAGTTGCCCTATTGAGTATCCAGATCGCCCTCATGACTGTCGGCGCGCTTGTTATCGTGCTAACGGTCATCGGTGCTTGGCTGACTAAACGTTAATGTTTCTCTCGATTTTCGCGGCCGAAGATCGATCGCCTTGGGGTGACTGGTGGTTTGAGCCTGTTACAACGCGCACCGCATCGGGTATGCGCATCGGAACAGGAACAGCATTACAGTTATCGCATGTCTATCGCGCCGTGCGGATTCTATCCGAGACACTGGCGGTCCTGCCGTTTTGTCTCTATCGCAATCGGCCCGACGGCGGCAAGGATAAAGTTACCGATCATTGGCTTTATCGCTTGATAGCTCGCCGCCCGAA